TAGCAGAAGCAAGGAAGTTTAAATAATGGCACAAAAACTTAATATAGACATAGTAGCAAGAGATAAATCCAAACAGGCATTAGGTAATGTTCAAAAAGGTTTAGCTAGAGTTAAAAATTCTGTTTTTAATCTTAGAAATGCTTTTTTAGGTTTAGGTGCTGGACTTGTTGTTAGAAATTTAGTTAATACAGGAAGACAATTAGAAAATTTAAGAACTAGATTAAAGTTCTTACTTAAAGATACAAACGAGGGTGCAAAGGCATTTGATAATATGACTAAGTTTGCATCTAAAGTTCCTTTTTCACTTGAGGAAATACAATCTGGTGCTGGTATTCTTGCAACAGTAACAGATAATGCTGAAGACTTACAAAAAATGTTAGAGATAACAGGTAATGTTGCATCTGTTACAGGATTAGATTTTAGAACTGCTGGAGAACAAATACAAAGATCATTTAGTGCTGGTATAGGTTCAGCAGATATTTTTAGAGAAAAAGGTGTAAGAAATATGCTAGGCTTTAAAGCTGGTGCAACTGTATCTATTGAAGAAACAGTAGAAGCCTTTGAAAGAGTTTTTGGAAAAGGTGGAAGATTTGGAAAAGCTACAGATGAATTAGCACAAACATTTGAGGGAACTTTATCAATGATAGGAGATAAAGTATTTAACTTTAAAAAAGTATTATTAGAAGCTGGATTCTTTGACGAACTAAAAAAACAATTTGGAAATTTGGATAAATTTTTAGAAGATAATGCAAAAGATTTAGATAAGATAGCAACAGTAGTTGGTAAAAACTTAGCACAAGGAATGGTTAAGGTTGTTCAAATCGGTAAAGATTTAATTCCTACATTACAAAATATTGGTAAAATTTTAAAAAATATTGGAGATGGATTTATGGCCTTACCACCATTTATTAGAACAAGTGGAATTATAGGTGCATTTTTATTTGGTAAAAAAGGATTAGTAGCATTAGCTGGTGTAAGTTTATTTGTTGATAAAGTACAAGATTTAATTTCAGAAGCAAAAATTAGAATGGGTATTTTTGATTTAGAAAATATTAATAGTGTAGATGCAAAAATCAAATCTATTAAAACACAGTTAAATGAAATAGAAACTCAAAAAGTCATGGTAACTATGGAGGGCGAGAACATAGATACAACTGCTTTAGATAAAAGAATTTTTAAATTATTAGAAGAATTATCAATTTTAGAAGATCATAGAAAAACATTACAAAACTTAAATAAAATTCAATTAGAATCAAACCACCATATGTTTGAAATGAGTAATGGTGCAATAAAAGTAGCAGAGACTATGAAAGAAGTTACTAAATTTACATCTTTGTCTAATCATCATATGTTTGAAATGGCTAATTCAGTTGAAAAATCTAAAGGTGCATTTGAGGGTTTTAAAGAGGGATTAACTAGTTCATTTGATGTAACTATTTTTGATAGATTTAAAGAAGCTGGAGAAACTTCAATGAACTCTTTAAAGAATACTTTAACTGATTTTGTAATGACAGGTAAAATAAATTTTCAAAATTTAAAAGAAGCTATCATTAGATCATTGGTTGAGGCTTTAATAGGCTCGGCAGTTCAATCTGCAATTAATAAAGCATCATCATTATTTAAAATAAATGCTATAAAAAAAGGATTAATGAATGTTTATGAAGCTGGAACAAAAGCATTAGCATCAGCACCACCACCTTTTAACTTTGCATTAGCTGGAATGGTAATTGCTGGTGGATTAAAACTTGTAGATAAAATTAAAGGATTTCAAAAAGGTGGAGCAGTATCAAAAGGTCAGCCTATTCTTGTTGGAGAAAATGGGCCAGAAATGTTTGTACCAAACTCAACAGGCCAAATAGAACAATCTGCTAGAGGAACAGATATGGGAAGAACAATATTAAATTTTAACATTACTGCAACAGATGTAAAAGGAGTTGAGGAATTACTATTAGATAACAGATCAACTATTGTAAATGTAATCAATGGAGCATTAAACGATCAAGGCAAAGAAGCATTGGTCTAATATGAAAAAGTATAAAATAACGCATAAAATAAATGCAGATTTTATTGCTGAAGTAATTGTTAATGAAGATCAAATTGATAGTTCAATTAATGATCTGAAAGAATACAAGAAACCTAATAGTAAATTTGAATATACTATGTTAAAAGGTACAGAAAACGTAACCCAAACAACTTATGAAGAAGTTAATGAAGATAACAATAAATAAAAGGTATTAATTATGAGTGGCACATATCCTACATCTCCCGTTTTTTCTTCATTAGGCTTTAACAGTACACAAGCCACTAAAATTACAACAACAGATAGTGGTAAGGTTTTTGCTACACAAATAGATGGTCAAAGGTTTAAATTTTCAGCATCATATCCACCAATGAGAAGAACTGTTTTCTCTCCAGTTATTGCTTTTATAATGCAACAAAGATCACGAAAAGAAACATTCCAAATTACTTTGCCTGACCTTAGTAATGCAAAAGGAGATGTATCTGGTATTATAAGCACAAGAGCAAGTGCAAGTGCTGGGGCTACTACTGTTGATATACAGAACATAACAGGAACAATTAAAGCTGGAGATTTTATAAAGTTTAATGGTCATACAAAAGTTTATATGGTTGTATCTGATGCAACAGCAGATGGAAGTAATGAAGCAACACTAACTATCGAGCCACCTTTAAGATCAAGTGTAGCTTCTGATGAAACTATATTATATGATAATGTTCCATTTACTGTTAGACTTGCAAATGATGTTCAAGAATTTTCAACAAGTCAAAATGATATTTATAGATTTGAAGTAGATTTTATAGAGGCTTTATAATGCCCAGAGGTTTATCTACAATACTCCAAACAGAAATTGCAAAGCAATCAATTAAACCTATTGCATTAGTTCAAATTAAATTTCCAACGACACAAAGATTTACAAATCATTATAAAGATATTGAAGTATCTGAAATATGGGATGATGCTTTAGGCTTATGGGATGATAGGGCTGGTAATTGGGATAGTGGAATAAATTATCTTGCAAGTTCTCATTTATTAAGAATATCTGCAAAGTCAGAAAGTTCTACACTAAATGTAAATTCTTTTAATATAGAATTATCAGCAGTAGAAAGTACATTTACATCAATACTACTTAATAACAATGTTTCTAATGATGAAGTAGCAGTAGATGTTGGATTTATAAATGATAGCGAACAATTAATAGATGTTTTTAATTATGCAAAAGGATTTATAGATAATTTTAGCATAGATACTGATAGTGGAATTATAAATATAAATTGTACTTCTCATTTTGGAGATTTTAGTAGAGTTACAGGTCGTAAAACAAACGAGGGTAGTCATGGTAGATTTTTTGAAAACGATACTGATAGCTTTGAGTTTAGTTCACAAACTATAAGAGATTTAAAGTGGGGTAGAGAATAATGGGATTTTTTAGTAGTATTTTTAAAGCTATAACAAGTATCATTACTGATGTTATTAGTTGGATAATTCCTATTCCTGATGTTCCTGATATTGGTCAAAATGAATTTGAAAAAGGTATCTTAGTTAATAAACAATCTAATAACGCATCTGTTCCTGTAGTTTATGGAACAAGATTATTAGGTGGAACAAGAACATTTATAGAAGTTGAGGGAGACACAAATCAATATTTATATATTTGTTTAGTATTATGTGAGGGAGAAATTAGCAATATTTTAAAAGTTAAAGTTGATGATAGCGATGTTACCTTTGATGCAGACTTTCAACATGGTGTAACTGTAACATCTGATGACGAGAGATTTGGAGCAAATATAAAAGTACAACCATTCTTTGGTAAAGACGATCAAGTACAATCCAGTTTATTAAATGAAGATACAAATTGGAACAGTAGTACAAACAGAAAATTAAAAGGCATTTGTTATCTTGCTGTACGTTTAGAGTGGGATCAGGACAAGTTTTCTAGCATACCAAAAATCCAAGCAGAAGTAGAAGGTAAAAAAGTTCCTGTAATAAATTCTAATTTAACTATAACTGAAAATACATTTTCTGATAATCCTGTATTTTGTTTATTAGATTATTTAACAAATGATAAATATGGTAAAGGCATTAATTATGGAGATATTGATAGACAAAGTTTTTATGATGCTTCTGTTGTAGCAGATCAAGAAGTAACTCCTTTTAGTGGTGCAAGTAACATTCCTCAATTTAGCTTAAATGTTGTTTTAGATACAGATAATAAAATATTAGATAATGTTAAATTTATTCTAAGAGGCATGAGAGGATTTCTACCTTATTCAGAGGGTTTATATAGATTAATAATAGAAACTACAGGCACATCAGTTTTATCATTAAGCAAAGATAATATTGTTGGTGGTGTTAAATTATTAAGTGAGAAAAAGAACTCTAAATACAACAGAATTAATATTGATTATATATCGCCAGAAAAAAACTATGAGAAAGATACGTTAGTATTTCCTGAAACAGACTCAGATCATCAAACATTAAAAACAGCAGATGGCGGTTTTTTACAAGAATTAAATTTAGACTTAAATATGATTACAAACCCTTATCAAGCATTACAGTTTGGTAAAGTAGTTTTAAACAGAAGTAGAAACCAATTAACTGTTGAATGTACTGCAACCTATGAAGCTATGAATTTATCAGTAGGAGACATTGTAGATTTAACTGATGATATATTAGGCATGAGTGCTAAACCTTTTAGAGTAATTGGTTTATCTATTAACTTTGATTATACTGTTCAATTATCTTTAGTAGAGCATCAAGATTCTTGGTATGTGTTTGATGAAAAGCAAGAAGTCGCTGTTGTGCCTGATACTAATTTGCCTAATCCATTTAGTGTAAGACCACCAGCAAGTATAAGTATTAGTGATGAATTAATTGCCTATAATGATGGAACAGTTATTGTTGCATTAAATATAGCTATAACACCCTCTACTGATAATTTTGTTTATGAGTATCAAGTAGAATATAAAAAATCTAGTGAATCAGATTATAAAGTTCATGCAAAAGGTTCTATATTAAATCAAAGAGTTTTAAACGTAATTGACCAACAAACTTATGACGTGAGGGTTAAAGCTATTAACAGTTTAGGAGTATCTTCTACCTATGTAACAGAAACAAATTATTTAGTTGTAGGTCAGGTTGCACCACCTTCAGATGTTGAAGAATTTTCTGTAAATATAATTGGTAAAGAGGCTCACTTATCATGGGAACAAATACCTGATCTCGACCTTGCATATTATCAAATTAGATACTCAACACTATTAACAGGTGCTACTTGGCAAAACTCAGTATCATTAGTAGAAAAAGTATCAAGACCAGCAACCTCAATTTCAGTTCCAGCTTTAAAAGGAACTTATCTTATCAAAGCATTTGATAAATTAGGTAATGCTAGTGTTAATGCTTCATCAATTAATACTAATATTGCACAAATTGGAAACTTCAATGCAGTAGTAACACAAACAGAAGACCCATCATTTAGTGGAACAAAAACTAATTGTAGTGTTGTAGATGGCACTTTAAAATTAGATAGTGTTGCCTCAGATGGTATTTATGAATTTAGTTCTGTTATTGATTTAGGTGGAATATTTACAAGTAGAGTTACGGCAGTATTAGAACAATTTTCTGCTGACCCTGATGATTTATTTGACGCTGGTAGAGGATACACAAATTTTGAAGATGTACCCACAAACATTTTATTTGATGGTGCAATTCCTCAAGGCTCAAAAGCTGTATTACAAATAGCAATATCAGACGACAATATAACATACACAGCTTTTAAAAACTTTGTAATAGGAGATTATACAGCACGATATTATAAATTTAGACTAATATTATCTTCAAGAGATGCTAGTTCAATTCCTGTTGTATCAGGTTGTGAAGTTGTTGTTGATATGGAAGACAGAGTGATAAGTGGAGACGATATATCAAGTGGAACAAGCACAAAATCTATTACATTTGCTAGTCCTTTTAAATCTACCACTTATGCAATTGGAATATCGGCTCAAAACATGACATCTGGAGACTTTTACGAGATAACAAACAAAACATCATCTGGCTTTGATATTGCTTTTAAAAATAGTAGTAGTACAATTATAGATAAGACATTTGACTTTATTGCGAAGGGATACTAAAAGAACTTATGGCTCAACACGATTATGTAATAGCAAACCAAACATTCCCATCATACAGGAATGATCACAATAACAGCTTATCTGCTGTTGTTTCTAAAAATAGTGGTACATCTGAACCATCAACAACTTATGCTTATCAATGGTGGTATGATTCAACAAATGATATTTTAAAAATAAGAAATGCTGATAATGATGCTTGGATTAACTTTGCCTCATTTGATCAAAGTAATGATAATTTTTCTCTAACAGTACAAGATTTAACAGTTAATGGAACAGGGGTTATTCCATCAGGAACTAAGATGTTATTTCAACAAACATCTGCACCAACAGGATTTACTAAATTAACAACACATAATAACAAAGCATTAAGAGTAGTAAGTGGAACAGCATCTACAGGTGGAACAAACTCTTTTACAAATGCTTTTAATTCTTCAAAAACTGTAAGTGGTACAACAGGAACATCATCAGTTACTATTTCAGGAACTACTGCATCGCATACTTTAACAGTTGATGAAATACCATCACACACTCACACACACCCAGGTTGGCAAATGACAGAGGGTATTAGACACGAAGATGGAACAGATTATATTCCACAACGTGGAGATCAAGGTGGTGCTAGTGGAACTTATACTTTCTCAAGCACAGGGGGAAGTTCAGGTCACACTCACAATATTAGTGTTACATCAGGAAGCCACTCACATTCATTTAGTGATAGTTTTAATTTAGATGTTCAATATGTAGATTTAATTATAGCACAAAAAGATTAATGAAATTAGAGATTAAAGATAATTGTCCTTTAAACAATTTTAAACCTTGTAAAAAATTTGATTGTAATTGGTTTATACAAGTAAGAGGAACAAATCCTCAAACTGGAAAAGAACAAGACGAATATGGTTGTGCTATTTCTTATCTTCCGTTATTAATGATAGAAAATTCACAACAAACAAGACAAACAGGCTCGGCCATAGAAAGTTTTAGAAATGAAATGGTACAAGCAAATTTAAATTCTATGAAAGTATTATTAGGTAATAAAGTAATGCAAAAAGTAGAAAAAAAGGATAATATATAAATATGGCACAAGATGGAACAACTGCTGGTGGGTCTAGTTATACTATAGATAATGTTACGTTTCCTGTTGGAAGAACGAAACTACAATCTATATTTGATGCTATTCGTAGTACCAATATAGGAAATACTGCACCTGATCTTGTTGCTGGACAATTTTGGATTGACAATAATACACCCTCTACAACTGTTTGGACATTATACTTATATGACGGAACAGATAATATTTCTTTTGCAACAATAGATACAGTTAATAACACAGTTAATTTTATAGATAGTACCTTTGATTTAATTAACGACACTACTCCTCAACTTGGTGGTAATTTAGATTTAAATAGTTCAGATATTACAGGAACTGGTAATATTAATATTACAGGAACTGTTACTGCTACATCTTATAATGGAGATGGTTCATCTTTAACTGGAATTGCAAGTGATGTAGTTGATGACACTACTCCTCAACTTGGTGGAAACTTAGACCTAAACTCAAACGATATTACAGGCACAGGAAACATTGATAATGTAGGAACAATCACTACAGATGGATTAACTGTAGCTGGTAATGTTAGTGTAGATGGTGGCACAATCAAACTAGATGGTAACTATCCTGTAGGTACAAATAACGTTGCGTTAGGAAATCAAGCATTAGATGATGGAAGTTTAAGTGGTGGGTGTAATGTTGCTATAGGAACAGATGCTTTAACTGCTAATACAACAGGACAACAGAATACTGCAATAGGTAGAAATGCTGGACAATCTAATTTAACAGGAAATTACAATACTGCTGTTGGAGACCAAGCATTAAGATATAATACTGCATCAGATAATACAGCAAGTGGTGCTGGTGCATTATTCTGTAACACCTCAGGAAGCT